ACAACGTTCAAGAGTGGCTCAACCTATGGGGCCCGGAACCTGATGCACCGCTTCCCGATTATTTTGTGGAAAGTGATAAAATAGACTGGACGCGCCGGATTGAAGTTCAGGCAGCAATTCAAAAGTATATCGACCATTCAATCAGTTCCACCATAAACCTTCCAAAAGGTACATCCCCGCGAGTGGTGGGCGATCTATATCGTGAGGGCTGGCGTAAGGGGCTTAAGGGAGTTACCGTGTATGTGGATGGCTCCCGCACAGGTGTTCTAGTGGTTAAGAAGAAAGAGACCCAGTTCCCCCAACACACTGCGCCTCGTCGGCCCGAAGAGCTACCGTGTAACATACACCACTCCACCATTAATGGGGAGCAGTGGGTTATTTTGGTTGGCCTTATGGACGAAAAGCCCTACGAGGTGATGGGGGGTTTGTCTAATTTAATTGAAATACCTAAAAAATATACCGAGGGAGTATTGGTGAAGAATCAGCGTAAGACGATGAACTCTGTTTATGATTTAAAAATAGGGCGCAATGGTGATAGTATAGTGGTACGAGACTTGGTGCGTGTGTTTGATAATCCAAACCACTCTGCATTTACTCGTATAATTTCTTTAGGATTGCGTCATGGAGCTAACATTCAGTACGTGGTTGAGCAAATGCAAAAAGACAGAGATTCGGACATGTTCAGTTTTGCGAAATGCGTGGCGAGAATTCTTAAGAACTATATAGAGAACGGCACGAAGCCTACAGGCGACAGAGGGTGTCCCGAATGCTCGGTCCAGGAATTGGTATATATCGAGGGGTGTGTAACTTGTCGAAGTTGCGGTTTTGCGAAGTGTGGATAAGTATATTACAAGGAGATAAATTCTGATGGCTTATTCAAAAAAAGTTTTAGATCATTTTACAAACCCACGGAATATGGGCTCAATGGATTCTAATGACCGGCGTGTCGGAACCGGGATAGTAGGGGCCCCTGAATGTGGGGACGTCATGAAGCTTCAGCTGAAGGTAGACGAGTGCGGCTGCATTACAGATGCAAAATTTAAAACGTTTGGTTGTGGATCTGCCATCGCGGCGTCCTCTTTGGCCACAGAATGGATTAAGGGGAAGACCGCCGAGGAGGCTGCGCAGATAAAAAATACCGACATTGTAGAAGAACTTTCTCTGCCTCCGGTCAAAATTCATTGTTCGGTTTTGGTGGAAGAAGCAATAAAAGCAGCAATTAAAGATTTGGAGGAAAAGTGATATTTAAACCGCTTGGAAGAAATATAGTAATCAATACTGTAAAAAAAGAAGAAGAGGAGTCGGCTATTTTGTTGCCGACGGACTATAGGCCCGCGGACTTGCCCTATGAAGTGGTGCGTGTTGGGTCATCCTTTTCCGGCCACCTGTGTGAAGTGGACTGGAAGGAGGGGGAATTGATTGTCGTGGAAGCGCATTTGATCCGTCAGTTCGATTATGAAGGATACACATATTATCTTATAGCCGAGAACCACGTGATAGGAAGATTTCAAGGAGAGTAATAATTAATACATGGGCAGTAACCTTAAACAAGAATTATTAGATTTGATAGAAGAAGTAAAGGCGCGCCAAAGCACGTCGAAGGTTCTTCTTCGGTATCCGGACGCGCCTGTGTTACACGAGTCGTCGCTTTCTCGAGTTTATACTCATATTGAAAATCACGACTGTGCAATTTTGACAGCTTTTCGAAACGATCCTCTAGATACAGCGGCATGCAGCGGCGCGCCAGAAAGTCCACACGTTGGCACAGAGAACGCAGCTGCTCTTAATAAATTAAGGAATCGGGATTTGAAGGCGACTCTTTTGGCCATGAAGTATGGAGTAACCCGCGTTGATGGCTCCTACATAGAAGATTTTGAAACTCCAGAGGCTATTGAAGTTGCAGAAGAAAGCTATTTTGTGGTCAACCTAAATAATTCGCCAGAGTTTTTTCTAAAAATTGCTCTTTTGGGACAGAAGTTTTGTCAGGATTCGGTATTGCTAATCCCCCATGGGGGTAAGCGCGCCAGATTGGTAGGAACCAATTTAAGTGAATTTCCCGGCCTGAATAACGAGGTGGATGTGGGCGATCTTCGTATGGGCGGCGAAGCAGAATTCATGAGCCGTGTAGGTCGACGTCCGTTTACTTTTAACGAGGGATTAACCACCTACAAGAGCCTTTCTCGCAACGAACGCATGGCGGTGAAGAGTATTGCGAAGAAAGTGTTGAAGAATGGGCGCCCTTCGTCTAAAAACTGATAAGCTGGTAATAGGCTATAGTCTAGAATCACTACAGTTCGCCAACACTCAGCGAGCTATGCTCGTTGTCAACAGTACCCAGCGCCCCCACCCACAAGATGCTCCGGCTGCATTAAGGGCGTGGGGGACCATTTCTTTTCGCCTGGGACTAGATGGCTTGTTACCTATTCCTTCAGGTGTTGAAAAGATTCGTATTGATGGTTCGTGTGCCATTGTAACGACAGAATATTATAGAGTTCTTCGAATTCAATTCAATGAATTGTATATTTTTGATCTAGAATTGGTAGAGGGATTGGCTATAGAGGAAAAAATAGATAAATATGTAGTGTATGACTGGTTTGATATCAAGCGGGGCGCCAAGCAACCGCCCTGTAAAATTTTGGGGCCTTCCTCTTTTCTAAACCAAATAGTTTTTTATCCTTCATTACGATGTGATGGTAATTCGAGGGATCTAAAAGATTGTTATTCTAAATCTTATATCGAGGTGGCTGATTTAGATACCTTCGAGAAATCAGAGACGGCCGCTTTTTTGGGGGTGGCAGCGGCTATAAAAAGAAGTCCACTCAAAGGGCCTACGCGCACGGTGGATAACAAAGAACACTATTTAAGTCTAGTTTTAGAACATGACCGACGCGAACTATATAAGACGCAGAAAAAGTTTGTTGTGAGTGATGAGGTACCTTCGAATATTTTTTGCTGCAACGTGGGGCCATAGTGGATTCTTCTAATCATAAACAAACTTCGTTTCATACCGCAGGTATTGTTCCAGTCTCTGGTGCGGAGGATGAATTTGGACTCGATTGGAGTGGGACGTTGATGCCCCTGAGTCCATCCTATACGGCAATTGAAGCCGCGGTTACTGAATGTGCTTACATCGGGTGTGAGACGGTGTGGGTGGTTTGTAATGATGACATAGCACCCTTACTTAAAGATCGTCTCGGTGACTATGTTCGGAATGTGGAGGCCGTCGAAAGAGGAGCTTTTGCCACTTTCCCTTCTGAAGCATACATTGATATTCCCATTTATTATGTTCCAATTCACCCGCGGGATCGAGATAAGATAGATTGCTACGCGTGGTCCATCTTGCACGGTGCAAATGTAGCTTATTGGATGTGTCGACGTCTTTCTCGATGGCTTCTTCCGGATGTTTACTATGTGAGTTTCCCCTATGGCATATATGATCTAGATGCGGTTCGAACTGCCCGAAAACAAGTTAAGCCTGGGGTGCCCTTCTATTTCTCCCACAAGGGGAGTACGGTATGCGACGGATCTCTATTGGGGTTTGCGTTTGGCGCCGGCGAATGGCGCCGGGCCCGCGACGTAATTAAGTCAAATTCCAAAACTCATTACGCCCCGCAGGAGGGGGAGTCCCTTCCCATTCGGAAGCTCCCCAAGGAGGAAAGAAATCAATCCCGGGATTACGATTTAAAGGATGTTTTTAGAGGTGCAGATATTAGCGGAGCTATTATTAATGAACTAGAGTGGTTTTATGACTTGACAACGTGGGATGGATACTGTAAACTAATATCATCACCCCATCGTGGACATATTGAGCGACCGTCAAAGCTGATATTTCCAAGTGGCAAATTAAATAAAATAGGAGAAAACATATGATCGACGCGAGAAAGAAAAGAAAAGTATCAGAGATCCCGTTTGTGGGCCTTCATGCACACAGCGTGGCTGGATCTATATTTGACGCCATAGGATATCCCCCTGAACATATGGACTTTGCATATAAAAATGGGAGTAGTGCGCTAGCACTTACGGATCATGGAAACATGAATGGATATAGCTACCAACTGTTGCATTGGAAAAAAATGTGCACAGAGGGTAAAGATTTTAAGGCCATTTTTGGTGTTGAAGCGTATTTTCTTCCAAGTCTAAATGACTGGAGACAAGAATACACAAAAGCAAAAGAAGATACAAAGCTAGCAAAAAAACTTGCGAAGAGCGGCGCCGCTAGCGCGGCAGTCGAGGACGAGGGAGAAAGTAAAAAAGCGCAGGATGTCCTCAAGCGCCGCCGACACCTTATTCTATTGGCCCAAAACCAAACCGGTCTTAGTAATATTTTTAAATTAATTTCAGAGAGCTATAAAGAAGAAAATTTTTATCGCTACCCTCGTGTGGATTTTGACTTGCTTGAAAAATACAGCGAAGGGGTGCTGGCTGCGTCGGCATGCCTAGGCGGCGTATACGCCGGTGATTATTGGGAAAATCGGGAGTCGGGGCCAGAAGCAGTACTAGAAGCTATGCGAGTTACGACGCGTCGTATGGTAAGTATCTTTGGGGATAGATGGTATGGAGAGCTACAATGGAATAAAATTCCCGAGCAACATGAACTTAATCAATACATTATTAAAATGCACGAGGAATTCAGCATCCCGCTTATTTCTACGGCTGATAGCCACTACCCGTCACCTACTGCGTGGAAGGATCGTGAATTATATACTCGGCTGGGGTGGCTCGGCAAAGGAGGATTACCAGAGTATATGGATTCCGAACTGCCTATTGATGTAGAGGAAATAGGCTATGAGTTATATCCTAAAAATGGTGATCAAATGTGGGAAAGCTATAAAAAATATTCTTCGGAGAGTGGCAATTCTTATGACGATGATTTAATATTTGATTCGATTGTGAAAACACACTACATAGCTCATGAAATAATTGAAGAATTTGAACCAGACATCTCTGTAAAACTTCCTGATTTTGTGGTTCCTAAAGGAACCACCGCTACAGGCGCCCTAACCCAGCTAGCAATTGACGGTTTGCGCTCGCGCGGGCTGCACAACGAACAATCATATGTTGATCGTCTAAAATTAGAGATTAAGGTTATTGACGACAGAGGCTTTAGTAAATACTTTTTGACTATGAAGGCTATAGTCGATAAGGCTAATGCAGTCCAGTTAACCGGGCCCGGACGCGGGTCGGCAGCAGGGTCCCTCACCGCCTATGTTCTGGGCATCACTCAGATAGACCCCATCAAACACGGTCTTTTGTTTGAGAGATTTTTACGCAAGGACGCAACAGATTATCCCGATATTGATTATGATGTGGCAGAGCCCATGGAACTTAAGGAAATGTTGGCTCGCGACTGGGGAGCGAATACGGTGGTGCCCATTTCTAATTGGAACACTCTACAGCTGCGTTCCCTCATAAAGGATATTTCTAAGTTTTATGGCATTCCATTCCCCGAGGTTAATAAGATTACGGGTGTAATGATTAAAGAGGCAACCCCCGAAGCTAAACGAAGGCATGGAATAAAGGCGGGAGTTTATTCTCCTACTTGGGAGGAAGTTATGGAATTAAGCCCCTCGTTGCGGGGGTTCCTGAGAAAACATCCAGATATTAAAACGCATGTAGAATCGTTGGTAGGCCAAGTAAGGTCTTGCTCGCGGCATGCTGGGGGTGTCTTGATTGCTGATGACCTGGACAAACATATGCCGCTGATCAATTCAGGAGGGGTGCGACAGGCTCCATGGGCAGAGGGCCAAAACGTTCGGCACCTAGAGCCCTTGGGGTTCATTAAGTTTGATCTATTGGGGCTATCCACCTTACGCATGATTGACGGCGCGATTAGGCATATTTTGCAGCGCCATTGTGGCATAGAGAATCCTACTTTTGAACAGGTAAAAACGTTTTATAATGAAACTTTGCACCCCGATATTTTAAATTTTGATGATCAAGAAGTATACGAGAACGTCTTTCATAAGGGGAATTGGGCTGGTGTTTTTCAATTTACCGAAGAGCCAGCTCAACAGTTTTGCAAACGTGCTCGACCCACGAGTCTTATTGATATCTCGGCGGTTACATCTATTTTTCGACCAGGGCCCCTGGCAGCCAATGTTCATGAACAATACGTTGCGGCTAAAAATAACCCAGAAGAGATTTACTACCTGAATGATATGGTGCGCGAGATAACAGAGGAAAGTTATGGTTTTTTGATTTTTCAAGAGCAGATAGCCCTTTTGGCTCATCGGCTGGGCCGCGATCTGTCTCTAGACGAAGGTAACTTATTGAGGAAGGTTCTTACAAAGAAAGGAACCGGAAAGGGGGCTCAGACCAAAGAAAAGCTTCACAAAAAGTTTATTACTGGATGCATCGACAAAGGAATAAATAAATTTAAGGCCGATGACCTGTGGGATACATTTGAATATTTCTCTGGTTATGGATTTAATAAGTCACATGCCGTATCATATTCAGTTATTTCATTTCAGTGCGCATGGCTTCTTAATTACTACCCGGCCGAGTGGATGGCTGCCTTTTTAGATAAGGAACCTGAGTCTCGTAAAGAGCGCGCAATAAATATTGCTAAAAGTTACGGGTTTAAGATTCAAAAAGCCGACCTTAATACCTCTGGCGTGGTGTGGGAAATTAGCGATGCGGACGATATGATGTTGACGCAGCCTCTAAGCGCGATTAAAGGATTGGGCGACAAGGCCATAGAACAAATTGTAGCGCACCGGCCGTTTTCTAGCGTTGAAGAACTAATTTTTAATGAAAAGATAGTTTATTCGAAATTAAATAAAAAAGCCTTAGACGTCCTCATAAGGTCGGGAGCGGCGGATGTGGTGATGGACGAAAGGTTTACTGGTCGTAAACATCTATGGTCTGCGGTGGCGGTGAATCGCCCCACGAGCAAGAAGAAACTTAATGAGCAAATAAACGCTTACGTCGATGAGGGAGAATTTACCGAGGAAGAAGAGATAGAGAATATCGTTTCTCTGACGGGCGTTTTCCCACTGCACTTAGTGGTGGACGACCGCGTGAGGGATCTCCTCGAAGAGTATTATGTTCCCCCCATCTCAGAATATGATGCTGATCTTGGGCTTGTGTGGTTCATCCCCCGCGAAGTGGTACGAAAGATTACTAAAAATGGCAAGCCGTACTGGATAATATCGGTTATTGATGGTAATTCTAACTTGACAAAAATTAAATGTTGGGGTATAGTAGAAGGAAAGGATAGGATTCATATGAACAGGCCCTATATGGCGCGCTTGGATTATGATTCGCAATGGGGCTTCTCAACGCGGTCTATTCGTAGAACAATGAAGCTGTTAGGATAAAAATATGTTACGATCTTTAATGACACTCACTACTATTGCGGCTCTTTTGGCTTCTCCCATAGCGTATGCGGAAGGTGTGACGCTTGAGGAAGAGGTTGCAATTGATCGTCAATTACTTCCGACCGCGGTTATTTTTGACAATCTAGAAGAAGCCGTTGTGTACGTCTTAAAAAAGGAAAAGCCCACTGTTGTAGCGTTTGGTGAGATGCATATACAACCGGAGTCGGCGCATGTACAATCAACGCTCTCCCGCTTTGTGGATTTGCTTCCGGCGATCGCTCCAGAAGGAGCCCATCTGTTAGTCGAAACGTGGCTTCCGAAAACCACCGTGTGCCGAGACAGCTATCGGGGTTACGAAGTAGAATTTCACGGCAAACTCTCACTTCCTGACCATCTTCTAGGGGCCCCGCAGTGTCTGCTTCGACACGGAGTTCAACATGGGTATACTCCTCATGGGCTAGACTTTAGTTGCTACGAGTGGAGCCAAATATATCGCGACGGCCCGAGGGCTCCAGACGAGAGAATGTGGATACGTTTAGTAACTGAAAAAACTGCCGCATGGTTTAAAAATATCTATAAAACAAAGACTAAAGACGCCATGATAATACTATACGGTGGCAGCATGCATAATGAATTTTATCCCAAGGAAAACGAGTTCGCCGCGTTTTCGTACGCACGGGAAATGAATAGGGCAACCCAAGGCGGATATGTAGAAATAGACATTTACCTCCCAGAGCTTCTTGTGCTCCTAGGAAAGCTGCCCGCCGTGATGGGAGAATTCTCGCAATGGTATGAAGCATATGCCTCCTCTCCAGAGTCGAAACCCAATAAAGTTTTCGTCTATCGGAGGAGCCGAAACTCCTATGTCATAATCCCACAAAGGTCCCACATTTATATGGGGCTCGGCGCCAAGCATGGCTGGGCCAACGAGCCGGATCCGTGCCAAAAACCACCCAGAAAGGAATAAAATGAGTAGAAAAGAAGGCAAGAGAAATACCGCCGGCACGAAGAAGAAAACTTCTATCGGCAATAGTAAATTTACTAAGCGAGGCCTCCCGGGCCCGCATGGAGGTGGGCGCAGGTACCGCAAGCGCTACAGGGGGCAGGGGAAATGAAAACTACAAAAACCTTTAGCCCCTTATTAAAAGAACCACAGCTTATTCACGAACCCGTGGTGGTTCGCGTTAATGAGTTCAATAATAAAGCAGCAAAAGAATTTGAAATTGCTATGAACAAGGCACATAACACGGGTCAGCCGGTTATTCCTATAGTTATAGATTCTTATGGGGGTCAAGTATACAGTCTTATGTCAATGATATCTTCTATTAAGCATGCTGAACTTCCAGTTGCAACCATTGTCGAAGGGAAGGCTATGTCATGTGGCGCCATATTATTTTCTTTCGGAAAAGAGGGATACCGTTTTATGGACCCAGACGCCACCTTAATGATTCACGACGTATCGTCGATGGTATGGGGGAAAGTAGAGGAACTTAAAGCTGATACTGCAGAAGCCGAAAGAATAAACCAGAAGGTTTATCGTATGATGGCGCTTAACTGTGGCAAGAGAGAAGATTATTTCTTGGACCATGTGCATGAACGTGGTCACGCCGATTGGTTTCTCGATGCCGCCGAGGCGGAGAAACATAATTTAGCCAATCAAGTGCGCATTCCCAAGTTTAACGTTACGGCTAACGTGAGAATAGATTTTGAGTAGAGAGGAAACAAGATGATACTACAGTATTACATGGTAAGAGAGGGAGTTTTTCCCCCTTCCCGCGCCAACCCCAGCGACGCGGGTTTAGATTTGACCTATAACCCGTCGAACACCGAAGGAGATATCCTCAGTGTGGCGCCAGGAGAGAGTGTAGTTCTGGAGACGGGATGTAGATTTGGTGTGCCGCATGGCTATATGATGGAAATAAAAAACAGATCTAGTTGGGCCGCGAAAAGGCAACTTTTGGTGGGTGCATGTGTTGTTGACGCTGGATACGATGGAGAGGTCTTTGTCAACATACACAACATAGGGAAAGAAGCGAGAACTATTTTGAAGGGGGATAAAATTGCACAAGGGGTGGTAATACCTGTAGTCCCTGTTCGTTGGGTTGCGGCGACGGATTCTGACCTCTATGGGTGGTATCCTATTTCTATGAGTGATCGTGGAGACGGGAAACTGGGGAGTACCGATGGGCCTCCGGCCCCGGACGTTAAGGAGTATCCATATGATTGGTTTTATGATTTTATGGAAGGGGGCGACGAAAAGTGAAAAAACGCAAAGTTAATACGAGTGAACGAAAAAAAGAAAGAAAGCTCGCCCAAAAAAATCTTCAAAAGAAGGTGGCTTCAATGTTGAACATGCCGACTGAGTGTGCGGTGTGTAGGTCGGCCTTCGATAAAAAAAGCAGAGAGATGGCGAACACATGGCGTGTCACCGTTTATGAACAAAAAAATAAAATATATCTTACCTGTCCTCAGTGTCAGGAAAAAGTTAACAAATTAGTAGAGGAAAATTATGAACAACTTTAAAGAAAATCTATCATTTGATGATGTATTATTGGAGCCGCGGTACTCTGATATCAAGACCCGTACCGAAATTAATACGGATAGTGCGCTAGCGGAGGATCTAATATTTTCGCTGCCCATCATCTCCAGCCCGATGGACACGATCACTGAATCTAAAATGGCCTACACCATGCATGAGAATGGGGGTGTCGGAATCATTCATCGGTACAATACTATTAAAGAACAAGTAGAAATTGTGCACCGCGCTGTCGATGTTGGCGCACGTGTCGGCGCCGCTATCGGGACAAGCGGGGATTACGTAGATAGGGCAATTGCAATGCAGGACTCTGGCGCAAGTTTTTTGTGTTTAGACGTCGCCCATGGGCATCACTCTCTTGTGCGAGAGGCTCTTACGAAATTACGCGATATATTTGGTAACGAATACCACCTAATGGCAGGAAACGTTGCTACATTTGAGGCGTTTATGGATTTGGCCGCTTGGGGCGCCCATAGTATCCGGGTTGGAATAGGAGGTGGGTCTATTTGCTCCACTCGTATCCAAACAGGCCATGGGGTGCCAACTCTTTCTTCGGTAATGGCGGCTAAGGCAGCGTGCGAATCGCGCCTTAGAGAGGGTCTTCCCGAAGTTAAGGTAGTGGCTGACGGTGGTATCAGGAATGGTGGGGATATAGTTAAGGCTTTAGCCATGGGCGCCGATTTTGTTATGGTCGGGTCATTGTTGGCGGCTACAAACGAAACACCGGGTGAGACGATAAATACCCCAAACGGAAAATTTAAAACCTATAGAGGGATGGCGAGCAAAGATGCTCAAATGGACTGGCGAGGAAGAACCTCTTCTTTAGAGGGAATTACAGCGACCGTTCCGTGTAAAGGTTCAGTGGTCGACGTTTTAGAAGAGTTGAAACGAGGAATACGTAGTGGACTCTCCTATTCGGGCGCTCGCGACCTGAAGACGTTACAGAGCCGCGCGTCCTTTATTAGACAAACGTCTGCATCTCAGCACGAGAGCACCACTCACATTAATCGGCGATGAGAGATCTCATTAAAGTTACTTTTTTTTTAGATCCCAAGTACCACGAGGATTTAAAAATAAGGATATACTACGATGGGTTCAAGAGCCAGAGTGATTTCTTTAGAGCTTGTGTGGTTTCTTACCTGGAGAAAGAAGAAAAGTTTATGAACTTCTTGGACGAGTATAAAATTAATGAAAAATTGCAGTCCAAAGCAAAAGTTGCGAAGTCCAAGAGGCTGAGAGAGGAAGGAGAACAGATGATGAAGAAACTGGCAGTGTCTGAAAAAGACATAGAGAATATATTCGATTTAATAGAAGAGGAGATACCCGAGTTATGAGAGATTGTGCTACAAAGTGTGCCAATGGAGAGATTGACTGTGAGCAGCGGGATTGTAGAATGTGGATAGATTATGGTGAGGACCACAACTGTACCCTAATTGCCGTCAATAAACACGGCCCTATGACCTTTAAGGAAATTGCGAAACGACATCGCATTAGTATAGTGAGAGTAAAACAAATAATGGACCAAACTTTGTTGAAAATAAAAAAAGTCGTTAAACGGTCAGAATACTAATTACTGATAGCATCGTACGAGCATCGATAGGAGAAATTGTATTATGGCCAAAAACAACAA